GTTTATTTGCTTCTCGTTTAGCTTCGATTGCTTTTTTTATTTCTTCCAATGTTCTTTTTCGTTCGTCTATATTGTCTGCAGCTATTTTCCCTATTCCAATATTTCCTTCTCCAAGTGGAGTCGCTATTAGTTCACTTTTTACATCAAACGTTAGCTTTTTTACAAAAACTTTATCCCCTTCTCTATAAATTGCGTATGTATAATATTTATTACCATCTTTATCTAAAAATCTATAATTTTTAGTGCAGAAAAATATAATTGTTGTTTTTGTTACACAAAAATTTGTTATTTCAATTTCTCGAGGATTATCATAATCTTTTTTATCAACTTTAAAATTATTAGGCATTATTCTATTAAAAACACATCCCATCTCACCACCGCTCATTTTATGAATCCTCACCACCACCTTTCCATCCCGAATATTCCCAATATAGGGTCCATATAATTTCCCTGATTTTCCCTTTTCTCGTAAATGGAAAATAATTTGTTTCTTTTTTCCTACGTGTTCGCTTGTAACTTTCTTCGCAACTTTCATTGGTGTAAAATCCGAGTAAATTCCGTGGGTAGCTGTATTCACAATTGCTTCAAATTTCCTTTTTTTCTTTTTTTCTGGTTTCAGACGACCATCGCGACCATAATCTTTCATTTTATATTTTATTCATTTATTTTTTTTAGAGATCTTATATCCCTAAAATTTATGATTTCAAACATCCGCCACGACCATCACGACCATAACTACCACAACGACCATAATTTTTATAAAATTTAAAAAATACTTTTTTTACTTTTTAGAATCTAAATCATCCGCCACGACCACGACGACCATGACGACCACGATTTTTCTAAAATCCCAAAAAAACTTTTTTCATTTTATACCATTTTAAATATGTCTACTACCATGACGACCATGACTACCATGGTTTTTTTCTAATCCCAAAAATGCTTTTTTTCCTTTTTAGAATTGCAAATATTCACCACTACCATGACGACCATAATTTCTTAAATTTTTCATAATTTCTAAAATTATTTTCATAAAAAAACCCTTACTGATCAATTTTTTCCCAAAATTTCGAATACTGTTCGCATACTGCCAATTTTTCAAAAAACTTCAAAAAAATATTTATCTATCTGATCGCCATTTTTCGTCATCCTTGCAATTTTTTAAAAAAATCGTTACTGATGAGCCATTTTTCATCATTTTTAGGGTTTATCAGTATTTTGGATGCTGAATCTCTAGGGTCAAAATCGGGTTTTTTCTGAAAAAAACCAATGTCACATCCACATTTGATATAAAACGACCATTTTTCCTCACCAGGTTGAACTCTAGGGTCAAATTTTTGATCCCTTTTTTCCATTTTCCCCCCATTTTTTGCAATTTTGGGACCGTTTTCGGACCTTTTTCATGATTTTAAAAAATCTTAAAAAAGGTCATTACCAATGGTAATGCCAAAAAACGACCCTAGTTTAGACTTATGGTAATAACGAGACCATTTTTTACCACCCTTTGACTAAAACCCGGTTTTCCCTGAAAAAACACTAGGGTCAAAATCGAAAAAGTGGTCATGGTAATGAAATTTTCCGCCAAATATCTGGCTTACCATAATCCGGTGAGAATCCTTAAAAACCCTATTTTTGAATGGTGGCAAAAACCATGGTAGTAAGTTTTGCACCATAAAATTCAAAACCTGTTTTCACGCCCCCCTCCGAAAATCTATGGTGGCATTTTATTACCACATGGTACTAACTGCGATTTTTTTCGCTTCTCTATGGTAAGGGGGTATGGTATAAAATGCGAAAAAAAGTGAAAACTTCTCTTATTACCATAATTATGCTAGGACCAAGCTTTTCAAAATATTCAGAACCATGGTAGTAATGCTACCATCCCCTACCGTGTGCGGAAAAAACATGGTGGTATTTTCGGGTTTTATTACGAGGACTACCAGACGAAAGTCCGCCAAAAAAGTCCATGGTAAGGGCTATGGTACGCGATGGTGGGGTCCAAAAAATCCCAAGGTCACCTTCCATACCATAAACGACCATGTTTTTGAAAAAAAACGTTTGCTTCTCCAGTACCATGGCAAAAACGCTTACGATCCTACCATGACACCTAACCGGAAACAAAAAAACTTTATGGTATTAAAAGTGGTCGTGACTACCATAAGCCCTTTTTAAAAATCTCGGACTTTTAAAACCCTATTATCATTTTACTACCATTCTAACCTCGAAAAAACATTGGAATATCGCTTATTACCATGACATTTCCGCCATTTTTTGCATTTTTTCGTTTAAAAAAGACGAAATTTATGGTCGTCCTTACCATAAGGAAAATTTTTGCAAGCTTCTCATCTACCAAAAAATGGTCGTCCTTACCATGCCCCAGTGAAAAGACGATTTTTTTTTCCTACCATACGCTACCATAAATATGCGAAGAAGCTCGAAGTCTTCGGCTTACCATATTTTGAAAAGTCGAGCTTATATCAGCCTGTTTTTTAGTTTTTTGTGATTTTTTTCCAAAATACTGATGTTTTTCTCTCTCTGATCTACCATAAATGAAAAAGTTTATGGTAGCAAAAAAAATTGAAAACCAAAACCAAAAGCTACCATATCACTACCATGCTCAGATGTATTTTGAACTTTTATGGTTGATTTTATTCCTGGATCAGTAATCAGTATTTTATGTATTTTAAGTAAGTATAATAATAATAATATATCAATAAATACTAATAAATAAATTTTGACCCTCAGATCTGACTTTTTTCCGATTTTTTCAAAAATCGTAAATTTTTTTTTTGTCGAAGTTCTTCGTACCAGCCAAAAAATATTTCTAAAAAAAAAAATAATTTATAGAAACGACTATAGAAAAATCATGAAAAACCTCAAAAATAGGGGGTCCAAAAAAACGACTTTTTTGGTAGTCGGCACGAAACTTACGTATGCAGGCTATTACCATAAATCATGGTAATACATCGAGAAAATTAAACAAGTTTTTTTAGATATTTATACTCTAAAATAATATCTGATGCATATTTGGTCATTTTTAATATTTCATAAAATAAACTCAAAAAATCCAACCCTGATGAATACTACCATATTTTAAAATCACGCCTAACTTTGTTCAATCACTCAAAAAATATGGTAATAAAAGGTAATAAAAAAATCTCATTTTTTTTCCTGCATGGTAAGTGGTAATGGGGGTATCAATGAATCTGATGAAAATTTTTAAAAATTCTTAAAAAACAAAAATTTTTTCTGTTAGTCTGATGCAAAAATGGAACCCTTACCAAAAATGGTATTGTTTTTGAATTTAGCGTTTTTTTGAAATTTTTTACTACCATAAAACATGGTCTTGGAACGTTTTTTATTACCATAAATGGTCAGACCAAAAAAAATTGAACATTTATTCCTTGAGTAAAACGTCATTTTACTACCATCATGGTATATGGTAGCAATATGGTAGTAAAATGACGTTTCATCATCCATCAGTATTTCCACCGAGATGCCTCCTAAAAAAACCCTTCATCAAACTTTCATCAAAAAATATTTTGACCCTGGACGGACACCAAACCCTCTTTTTTGGACCATGAAAATATTTCCAAAAACTCATTACCATACCCATTTTTATGGTAATAACCATTTTTTCCCTCCTTACCATACCCCCAAAAAACGAGAGCATAAAAAAACTCATTTTTTCATTATTACACCCTCATCTACCACCGGTGGTAATGCGAAAAATCAGTTTGAACAAAAAGTTTCACAGATGTTTTTTATAATAAAAAGTCGTAAAACCTACGATCTCTGCCTCATTCAAAAAATTTCGAGAAAATTAAGTTTTCATTTTTTAATTAAAAACGCTCACTTTTACTACCATACGATACCATTTTCGATATTCCATCACCGGAAAATAAAAAATGCTACCATTTTTTTCTACCATAAAAAACTCCATTTTTTTTCCCCATTTTTTCGTCGATTACCATTTTCTACCACGATTTTCAAGAAAATCTCGTAAAAAATCACATGGTAATACCATGGTAATAAGCCCGAAAATGGTAAGCACAATACCATTTTTGATTTTTTTAAAAATGCGGAAACAGAAGCCCATGGTAGCGTGGTAACTGGCGCCCAATTTTTGCAAAATATTTGCCTATCTTTTTTCCATATTTTAATAATTCATGGTATTATCTCAACCATCCACAAAAAAATTGGAGCTAAAAAATACACGCAATTATGGTAGCATGGTAAGACATATTCCCATTTTTACTCATTTATTCCAGTAATTCATTCCAATCTATTCCAAAATATTCCAATTGCTCAACGATATTTTCACAATAACCATAAAACTCTAAAAAAATGCTACAATAATAGATTGAATAATATTATATATTTTATATATTCCAAAATTGGAATATATCAAAAAAAATATTCCAGCCCTGGGAATAATTTGAGTAATTTAGAGCAAAATAAAAAATAGTATATATGTAATAGCAAAAAAAATGACTCAATATAATTGCAAAAGATGTGGGAAGATATTTGATCGAAAATATAACTATGAAAGGCATATTAATGACACGAAAAAACAATGCATACTTATCGTTCCAGTCCAAGAAGAGGAAGACAAAAAGAGCACTTCCTGCCCATATTGTGAAAAATCCTATTCCGCAAAATATAATTTGAATAAACATCTCAAAAAATGCATTATGGCGAGCAAAGCTTCCCATATCATCGAGGAAAAAGAGAAAATTTATAAGGAACATATCGACCACCTTGAAAAACAGATTCTTGAACTAACTAAAAAAATTGGCAATACATACTCTTATAATATAAACCAGCATTTGGATCAAAGTGTTCACCAACAGAATATTCAAATTAATTCATATGGTAATGAAAATCTCAACTACATAACACCCAGTCAAGTCGAAAAATTAATTAGTCATCCCTCTACTTGTCTGCCCCAATTTATAAAAATGGTGCATTACCATGAGGAACACCCCGAAAATCATAATGTCCTTATTGAAAATATCAAGGAAAATATAATTAAAACGCTCAAAGAGAAAAATAGTTGGGATACTAATCGCTTCGAAGAATTCGTCGAACAATTCACAATAGAAAAATATGACCAAATATGCGACTTATACACTTCCAATGAAGTGAATGTGAATGAAGTTGTTCGCGACAAATTTGAAAAATGGGCGGACCAATTTGATTATGTAGAATCACAAACTCGTAAGAAAGCTGAGGAAGACGCAAAATTGGCAATTATTCTAGGGTCAAAATGGCTGCGAACAAAAAAGATCACGAAAAGAGGGCTCAAAAGAATTTTAGATGGTGAAATGCTTTTGAATGAAGATGATATGAAACAAGTGGAAAAAATAAAGAAGAGTGTTGGATGGGGGACAATCACTCCAAAAATTGTAGAGGCTTAGGTTCCAACCTACGCAAAAAACATAACCCCCTGTTATTTTTTTGACTACGCAAAAAACATAACCCCCTGTTATTTTTTTCGCCTAAGCGAAAAAAATAATACTCTGTTATATTTTTTTGACTACGCAAAAAACATAACCCCCTGTTATTTTTTTCGCCTAAGCGAAAAAAATAATACTCTGTTATATTTTTTTGACTACGCAAAAAACATAACCCCCTGTAGCAAAGAATCCGCCAAATCATCTTTTTTCGGGTGTGATTGGAAATAGGCACCCCATTCTCCTAGATCTTGCAAAAATCCCTTCACAATATCTATGCTATCATTTTTCCTCTTCTTATAAGATTGATAGTCCGACATTTTAGCCTGGGGCTCTTTCGGCGGCTCTTCCACAGAGGGCTCCCCCGGTTGGCTGCGATTATGCTGCTCTTTTTTAAATAATTTCTTACTTGCATTGAAAAAACTTACATTCGCCAATTCGGGGAATTTTCCCTCCTTCATTTTACAAAAAAAATAAGTATATATAAAGAGTTGTACCGATTTCATTTTCGGATTCTTAAGAGCCGGCTGATTCTCTATGATAATTTCATTCACTCCATCCAATTTTAAATTTGATAGCCCATCGTATATCCTAGTATACGTTTTGGTATCATCGTCTTTCATATAGTCACTAATTTTTGTTAGCGATTGTCCAGACTTCTCGACTTCTTTGCTACATTTATTGCAAAAGCCTCCAATTTTTATATTTTTCAGGCAAATATCACCATCATATTTTATAAAAAATTTTCGGCTTTTCTCTCCACAAGGACAATGCAAATCTCGTAATTCATATGGGTAATACTCATAGCCCAGAGTATCCACCTGATTGTATTGATTCCTTGATGTTTTGATTTGGGTTGAATAATCTTTCTCATAAGGGCGGGCATGAACTTTGCACATTTCCGTGCGCTCGCCATCTTTTACTATCCAATAGTTTGTCCCCTTCCCACATTTACCGCATTTCTTATTATTTTGCTCTGGCATCCATAATTCCGATTTACAATTAATAATACCCCATGAAATAATATTATTAATTTTAGATTCTTCTTTATTGTAATCCAGAAAACAAAATGCTAAATTTTTTATCCCAACATCAAATGATAAAATTTTCGTCATTCTATAGAATATAGTATAGAGTATAATTATCATTTTAAGCCGCGCTGCGGAAGCAGCTTAAAAGAATTTTATTTTTTAGATATATAGAATGACAGACACTTCTTTTTACGATGTTTTAGAGCTTTCCAAAAATTCTACGAGTGATGAAATAAAAAAATCATATAAAAAAATGGCGCTGAAATATCACCCCGATAAAAACCCCGATAATGAAGATGCCCTCGAAAAATTCAAAGAGATCACTGAAGCCTATGAAACCCTATCTGACCCCGAGAAGAGGGAGTCTTACGATAAATTTGGAAAATCTTCTGAAAGATCCATTAATGATCCCAGAGAAATTTTTGAACATTTGTTTGGTCATAGAAGTCCCAAAGAACGCCGTGTTAATGTTCAACCAGTAAAAGTTCCAGTATGTCTTACACTTGATGACTCTTATTTTGGCGCCAAGAAGACCATTAAATACAAGCGTATGGGATTCCCGGAAGGACAAGTTTGGGACAAATTGGAGCCACCCCCTGCAAATTTACTTGTTCCATTTGAGGAAGAACTTGAGGTGAATATTGTAAAAGGTGCTCGCCCTAATCAGCACCAAATTTTTGAAAAGAAGGGACATCAAATTCCTACTCTTGAGCATGGAGATGTTGTCGCAATTTATGTTGATGAAGATGAATTTAACATTAATATGATAGATAATGAGGATGAAGAACCAATCGAAGTTGAAGATGACGGTGAGGATGAGGATGACAGCGAAGATAGAGAGGAGGATGATGGCGAGGATGATGGCGAGGATGACGGCGAGGATGACGGCGAGGAGGAAGACGGCGAGGAAGACAGTGAAGGTGGTGAAGAAAGCTCATATTCATCCATTTCTTCTGAACCAACATCCTCCAGTAAACCCGACAGCAAATATATTTTCACTCGTGGTGACGGTGATGATCTCGAAGCACAAATTAAAATTCGACTCGACGAGTATTATAATGGTGTTCAAAGAACCATCCAATATTTTGGAGATAAGAAAATTAATTTTTGCTTTTATGAAAAGATTGATTTGGATGAAACCTATGTAATCCCCGCTTATGGTATTCAGAATGGAAATTTAAATATTCATTTTGAATTGGAGCTTCCAAAATGCATACCTGCCGAACATTCAGATGAATTTAAGAGCCTCATGGATAAAATCTATGAGGGGCGCACAGAAAAAACGGATTTCCAGAATTTAGATTCTGAACAAGTAATCCATTTACTACCTTCTTTTGAAGTTCCTAGTCACTATCAAGATAATGACGATGAAGATAGAGGCGGTGGACAAAGCCAAATGCAATGCGCCCAACAATAATATATTTTATTTCTTCGAATAATATATAATGTTTTATGTATTATTCGGTCTTATTGTAATGGTTATAATACTTTTTATAACCGCTAACACACAAGTATCTTCTTATTCTGCAAATAATTTTGAAAGTTTTACTCTATCTTCTGTCGGAAATATCCGCGATAAAATAAAATCACCCATAAGAAGTAAAATCATTTCAACTATAAAGCACAGAATGAATAAAAATAAAGAAATTGAAGATGTCCAACTTGTGGATAATGCGGATATTTACCAATATCTTGACTAGTATTCATCATCGTCTCCTCCAAATAAAGCCGATATAAAATTCTCTAGTTCTCGGTTTCCTGGGTTTCTAGAATTATTCAGTCGATTGCTTCCCCAGCCGCCACCAGCCTCATCATCATCCCCATAAGGGTAGTAATCAACCTCATATATTCTGACCTTTTTATCATTCATTTTACTCAAAAAATCCATAGGTTTTGAACTATTTACCTCCATCATGCCAATATGTGGATTCATTTTTAAATATTCAGAAATACTATTATATTTTTTTACTTTCTTCAAAATAGCCTCTATTTTCCTCTTATTGCAAGAAAAAATAATACTATCACCCTCCTTTAATCCTCTGAAAAATTTATTCTCATCAATCATCCCATTTGCCGACCTCGATTTCTTTATACTATCGAATGTTATTCTGTCCAACTCTGCGTAAATTTTCTTCCCCATTTTTATTAGTTGTATATTATTACAATATTGTTTTTAAATCTTTCCTCATCCATATCTTATGAAATCTTCAGAGACATGTATTCCTCTAATGTATTCTTTTTCTGGAGTAATGGTTTATCGCGCTTCAATCTCAAATCATTTAATTCCTGAAATCGATTCTCATTATTCAACAACATTGCCTTCTGTCGATGAATACTCACGTAATGGGCGACTTCCGTTTGTGGATACATACATGACACTGGTGGGTACAATAATGAATATTTCTTGTCCAGAAAATTAAATTGTTTCCTAAATTCTTCAATAGTCAATGGACCCCCAAACTTCTTCAACAAGTTCCTGTCCTCTGCCAATTTTATATAAATTATCTTCTTATTTTTATCACCATTATCCACATCAATCGTCTCATTTATCTCTTTTGCCAGCAAACAAAGAAGTGAATAATACTCCCATTTCTTGAAATGATATCTCGTATCAAATCCAGAAAATATATATGCCGCCGCACAATTGAATGAACAGAAATTGTCTCTGCAATAGTATTTTCCTCGATTATGTCGCAATGGGATTCCAACTGGCATAGTCTGGAATTTCTCAGTGCAGTAAAAACACGCAATGTCCGAGCAAGTTTCCCACTCCTTTTTATTCTCATCGGCTTGAACCATCTTCAATATTTTCACCTTCTTCAGAACATTAAAATAATTCTTGTTCATTTCCTCGAATCCAATTGTCCGTACATAAACATCATCTTTTTCAATTGAAGAATTGCTCTGATCATTACAATCATTCTCCAGATTTGCTGTATCATCCACCTCAATTTTAGCCTGGTTTTTATCTAAAATATTGGCATAATCACTCTGCATTTGATTCAATGGCTCATATGGCATGGGCTCATTTAAGACCGGATCATATCTCATTATTCCATCTGTGTTGATAATAATGTCATTATAATTCTCACTATTGATTTTATCATCTCCGGGCAAATGTAGAATGATATTCTCGTCTTCTACTTCCACTGGTGTCTCTTTGTAATTGCTTATAACTGTATATGATTTATCTTTAGGACGCCTCCCTCTCTTCTTTGGCATAAGCTTAGAGGTTTCATCCACTTGTTGGGTTGTAGTCCCACTTACACACGCACTTTTTTTCTTGCTCGGCATATTTAAATCCATTTAGGCACAAAAGCTTTAAGTGGGGGGGGGGTGGGGGGGGGGCGCCGGGGGGAAGCGCGCTTCCCCCCTTACCCCCCCATGCGGGGGGAACGGCAGTTCCCCCCTTACCCCCCCATGCTCATTTAGAAAATTGCCAATATTGGAAAGTGTTTGGGAATTGGCATGTAATAATAATTCCCCTCTTCTTTGCCACATTATGGCAAAATTATTTATAAAATAATTTTATTCTATCAGTAATTCATCAGTATTTTTGCCCCAAAGCGGCAATTGCGGGATCAAGGTCGGCGCCTTAGGTTGCCAATATTGGAAAGTGTTTGGGGATTGGCATGTAATAATAATTCCCCTCTTCTTCGCCACATTATTGCAAAATTATTTATAAAATAATTTTATTCTATCAGTAATTCATCAGTATTTTTGCCCCAAAGCGGCAATTGCGGGTCTACAAGAGCATGGGGGGGTAAGGGGGGAAGCGCGCTTCCCCCCAAAAAATGAAATATTAAAAAGATGTTCCCAATATATATAAAAATATGCCCGGATCTATTACTCTTTACATTGGACCCACCAAGGCTGGGAAAACCACTGAACTATTACGACTTTACTATTGTCATTTGACCAAAGAAGACGATATTGCTATTGTTTTACATAGTTCAGTAGCCAATGAATCATTTACGAAGGATACTATGAAAGTCTTACAGACATCTAAAATAGAAGACATTGTAACATGCCCGTTGTTCCAGAAAAGCAACGTTATTTTAATAGATAATCTGCAACTATTCGCTGACTGTTTTATTTTAAATATTCTCGCCAATAAAATGGACAAAAAATTTATTTGTGCTGCTCTTGACAATGACTACCAAAGGACTCCATTTGATAATATAATCGACATTATACCCAAATGTGAGTATGTATATAAATTAACTGCATTATGCTCCCAATTGAAAGATACAACACCAGCCATTTTTTCAATTAAATCAGGCGATAAATATTTGCCCGTTTCCAGAAATTTTATTACAAAAAATAATGGATTCCTTCATGTCATTTCGGGCTCTATGTTCTCCGGGAAAACTACTGAACTCATCCGTATTTGCAAACAATATCAATCAATTGACAAGAAAATTCTGTCAGTGAATTATTGCAATGATCGGCGTTATGATGCTATTGGGAATATTTGCTCCCATAATCAAGAAGTATTCCAAACAATGCTATCTCTTGCGGACCTCCGTGAACTATTAGACCAGCCGAATCTAGCCGATTTCGATGTGATCATGATAGATGAAGTCCAATTTTTGAAAAATGCCCTCGAAACAATCAAAGTATTAGTCGAAGACATGGGAAAAATTGTTATTACAAGTGGATTAGATGGAGACTACTTGCAGCAACCATTCGGAGATGTTTGCAATCTTATTGCATTCGCTGATAAATTTACAAAACTAAATGCGGTCTGTAAATTGACTAAAGAAGATGCCAGTTTTTCAAAAAGAATTATTGCATCCGAATCAAAGGAATATATTGGCGCAGATGAGGCATATGTTGCAGCTAGTCGATTATATTTGACTTGTTAGTTCGCTATAAATTTCTCCATTTTTGATAATATAATCTCCTGTTTTATCAATCTTTCTATTTTGATAATATAAAGTAAACTCTAGATGGCTATATTTTTTGGAAATTTGTTCTAGCCACTTCTCTGGTGGATCCTGTCTTGTTAAAAATGTGTAATATATCATGTCCATCTCCTTGTTAAATAGGTTCTTCTCATATTCAATCATACAGGGTTGCTCAACATCCGCTGATTTTCTAAAACTCAGCCCCTGATTTCCCCAGTTGTTTATGGTGAAAGCCTTTAAATCCTCCCATTTCCCATAAATCTCTAAATGATTCTCACAATTATATTCTCCCATTTTCATAATTTATGCACTTTTTTTTAATTCGAGGAAATTCTCATTTTATGAGAATTTCCGAGAAGAGATTCTAAAAATCTCCCGAGGAAATTCTTAGAAGAGATTTTGAGAATCTCCCGAGGAAATTCTCAAAATTTCCATAATTCTATTTTATAACGATAGACCGGATGATCAATTCGAAATATTTTAACCATGAATTTATGTAGTTTATTCGCCCGATTATTGCTTTCTTTCTGCAAATTCACAGTAATTTGTTTCCTACGATTGTAAATATCTCCATTTTCATTCTCCAATTTTGCCAATCCATTCCTAAGTGCATCAATTGGGTTCTTTCCAGAAATTGGGAATTCCCCCGGTTTTGACATAAAACGATATTGTTTCATAAATCCTCCGCCATTTATATTAAATGGACTTTCATATGGAACAATTGGAGGTTTTGTATCTGGGTATAATTTATCTATATTAATTGATCCATTAATTTGCTCTGTCGCAGTTTTATCTGTAGAAGACATCGCATCAGCCCCCTTTCTTTGGGGATCTTCTGGATTCATTGCTGGTTCTTTTCTCGACATATTTATGTTATAGATTTTATAGTTTTCAATTCCTGACTAAATATTTCCTTCATTGTTTTATCATACTGCACAACAATTGAACGATGGGTTATACTAATATTTTGGTTGTGAATATTAATTGACATGGGATTTTGCAAAATAATTGGGGTTCCAATATACTCGTGTATTTTCCCTGTCTTTGTATTCTGGAACTCGAAAACTAAATATTTCTTGCCGTCTACATTATCTATAAAATTATAGTGTTTCATCAGTTTATTGAAAATTTTATTCGCAACAACTCCAGGAGATTTCCCAGTATATCTACCGTATTTTTGCCCTTCTTCTGGAAAATTTAGAAGTACGTAATTATGTTTTTCAGTCATTCTATGGTTAATTAGAATATTTTTTTATAATTCTGTTGATAAAAAAATAGTGGTTTAGAATCTATCCCAATTACTCGCTACTAGATCCGAGAGAAGTAATCACATTTTTGAACTTCTTGACGACCTCCTTGACCTTACCAGTCTTCTTGTCTTTTAATTTGAGTACAACGGGCTTCGCCAATTTAACCCTCTTGCCCTGATAGTTATATACTTTTTTGTCACTGCCACGGGTAGTCTCCTGGATGGCGAATTTGTAGCTGCACTCACCCTTTTCCTTGTTCTTCTGGCAGATCTCAGAGAACGCACTGGATGCCTTGTCCTTAGGACCCCTAGTTTGAGGCTTTCCAGTTTTGGTCTTAAGGGGAAGCTCATACCTACCACCGTCGACGGTTTTGCCATTTATACTTACAAGCTTAAAAAAACGAGAATCGCCTTCTGCGGCACCACCATTAAAATATTGGCTGCGACCATAACTGCTCTTCTTTTGTTTTTTACCTCCACTTTGAGTGCTGCCCTTATTCTTCTTATTTAAACTACTCAATAAACTTTCGAGTTTGCTAAGTTCCTTCTGAAATTGGTTACTGCTACCGGTCATCTTTATAAATATAACTCACATTTTTTTTCTGTAAATTTTATAAAAATTTATTTTATTTTTCTCATCTAAACTTTCCAGTTGTAAAACCAGAATATCTCCTTTACCCCCTTTAACTTTCCCTTCCAATTTATGAAATGCTTCTTGAATATTACCCGCCTTAATTTTATACTTTTTTTTTCCACCACCGCCAGATTGTCCAGATGCAGGTGCCTTATCATATCCACTAGTGCTCTCTTTTATGACCTGTTGTGTCAATATTTCATTATTCACTTTTATTTCATCACCACCTAATATTAGCTTATTGTCTGTAATCATGTATTGCCCATAAGGATAGAAACTATCAATCCACCCTTGCTTAACATCCTTATTGCTCAATGCTGCCATATATTATTTAATTTTTTTAAAAAAATATAATTCGTGATCTTTCAGCCCTAAACTATCCAATTTTACGATTTCAACTAGTTTAAAATAGTTCGACATGATTTTCTCAATAATTTTCTTCTTTTCTGGTATTACTAAATTATGCTTATAATGCTTCTTCTTTGTAATCGCCCCCTTTTTATCCCTCATCGCAATAATCTCATTATATTGGCAAATCACTTGCCCTCTTTTCTCCCACCATCCATCATGCGTAAAATTGGGGAAGTTTGTTATTCCATGCTGCCGACCCTCACCATCTTTCCTAGAAAATGTCATATTTTTTGGACACGCATCCAATTTTTCCCGATCGAAAATATGCACCACTAAATAGCCATCCGGTTTTAGCCAGAAGAAAAAATTACTCAGGATAGTATCCCAATCAATCATCTTATTGTGATATAGCGTCTCCTTCAAGCACAGGATCATCTTAAATTTCTGCTTCGTAAATAGTGCCTCATTTTTCACATCGCCCAATATATACTTTCCTAAGGGGTTTCTTAGCGCGAATATTTCCAGCATAGCTTCACTCCTGTCCACTCCAATAACTTTCAGTCCACTCGAACTTAAATTCTGGAAATGTTTGCCAGTCCCTGTCCCAACATCCAATATTTCACCGCCTTCAATATGGTGCTTATCCATGAACTTTATTATTTCCTTCGACTCTTCTTTGAATACTTCCGGTTCATCGAATACTTTATCATAAATTTTAGCGTACAATTTATCAATCATATCCTTCCTTATTTCCAATGGATTTTCGAAACTCTCAGCATTTTCTAAATCTAATATGTCCCAATGTAGCCTTTTTCCAATAATGTATAAAATTATTAGAATGATCACCAAAATCAAAATTGATATATATAAATAATGCTTCCAATGCATATTCTATAAAAGAATAATTTCTTGGCTTAAAAACATTTTTCGTATCATATTTATATTCCCCCGCAATGTCATTCACGACGAACCAAACTAACCAATCAGCGTCTCTTGAAGACTTCAAGGATCAGCTCCCGCCCAAACAACAAAAAGAATTCGATGAACACCTCGACGTCGAACAAATTAAATCATTCGTGTATCAACTCCTTACTGAAACTGACTGTCCTGATGACAACCGCAAGCGCGAAACCAAAAAGTTCGCCGATTTGCGCGGTAAATACCAGCAGAAATACATGCCTCTTATGATGATTTACCCCGCCTTATTCAATATGGTTATTGAAAATGGTAAGAAATTTGACCTGACCCAATTTGAAAAAATGATTGCCATGATTTCGAAAGTCCGGCGCAAAGAAGTCACTGAAGAAGCAGCTTCTCAAAAATTTGGCGAAGAGATGGTTGAGAAGTATGTGAAACCCAAATTAGACTAATATTATAATTTTTTACAAATTTTGAGAAAAAGTGCATTACTCTTGACGTGGTAAGCCAAGTCTTTCACAGATCAAATGCTTCATTGAAGATTTCAATGCTGAATTTTCTTTGGATATTGAGAGGCATTGGTCATCAATCGGTTTGAGTTGAGCCCTAATTTTCTCAATTTCCAAATCAATCTCAGCAAAGATTTCTCTGACGAATTCTTTTCGTGAAAGCTTTAGTTCACTAATTGCTGCTTGTGTCAGAACATTCATTTGAACAGCTTGTTTGTATCTTCGATCACCATAATCTGGAGGGTTATTCTCACGACAAATCCTCTTCCACTCAGTCTGCTGAGCATCATGCCGTTTTTGTTCGGCACCTTTCAGTACTTCATTCAAAGCATGACGAATCCTCATGTCTTCGGTAATCCCAATTGATCTGAAATCATCGTTCTTTGTTTGTCTTGTCTCGAGAAGTCTAGACAATTTTGTTTTCAGTTGCAATCCTTCTGGTTGATGTTTGATGCCATCTAGAATTTTTGAATGATCAATGACTCTTTTGATGCTTTCAAAAACATTTTCATCAAACACATCTTCCAATTTTCTTTTGGAATCAAAGAAACTCTTGTAGAAGATTCTTTCAAAAATGAGCCCAGCAAAAAAAGATTTCTCGGAGATTGCTGTAAGAGCCGCAACCAACTCCTTCTTCGGACATAGCTTTTTCAGCTTCTCGCGCCAGGAGTCATATTTGCGAGTAAGGTCATCGGTGAGATTGTCGGCAATTCTTTTCAAACTTTCGACAGGATGAATTGGAAACTCTGGAGATTCAACAATTCCTCTGAGATTCTTACTTTCAATCGTCAAAATTGCTTCCAGAAGAAAATCTACAATTTCAGCCGGTTTCTCAAGCTCAGTGAAGAGTTTGTTAATAGCCTCGAATGCTGCCTCATTCGGCAGGTTCATCATCAGAAAAGCACATATATTGACAATCGCTTTTTTGCACTCAGTCTCGCTGTAATGCGGTACACCGTAATTTTTGAGAAGACAAACAATTGTGCTGCATAATCTATCAGCAGTGAAGTACGATAAAACCTGAAAATGCTTGAACGCATCCAAAGTCTGAAAAATCCTCTCACTGTGAAAAGATTCATGGTTCTCAAAAATACACATACCTGTATTCCCGCTTTCCTCAACAAGGTACAAAGACTCAAAACCACTTATTCTAAAATTGGCAAGAACTACCAAGTACATTGCATCCGGGAATTGACGCATAACTGAATCAATCAGAGCATGGAGTTTTGGTAAAATGTGTGGATTTGTCCTGAAATCAGTTGAAGCAAAATTCAGCAAACTCAAAAGAACTTGTGCAATTTTCTTTTTTTCTTCAAATTTCTCGCCATCATCTTCTGAAAGGTTGAACAGATCTTGGGCATCATCTTCTTCTTCTGCAATCAGCTCAAAATAGCGCTGGACCAAAAGCAGGAAATATTCAAACAATATGCCGGGTTCAATCTCACTACGTCTGAAATTGACACTGAAACCAAAAAACTCATCAATGCAGATTTCAGTCTCGTGAATGTATCCCATCAATTGGAAAATGTAGTACAAACACGATTCTGATGTTGAAATCAATGAAGGATCGGATACACCGTCATCATAGTCGTCTTCTTTGTTTATTTCAAGGTCTCCGGAAGGACCCCTTGAAATCAAGTATGGATTAAAACTACATTCACGCGGCAATTGGTCAATGAGTTCTCGACTTCTGACAACAGAACGCCAATATTCTTCGGATAGCACATCCGAAAGAAGTAGAAATAACTCGTCCATTAAAAATGCAAGTATTTCGGTGTTTCACTAAAAAATATATATAAAATTACCATCAATTTTTATAAAAGCTCATATAACTACAACTAAAAAAGTATAATAAAATTATTATTTAATTTAGGAATTTGCCGAAACTTTATTTGCAATCGAATAAATAAATCTAACCAATATTTATATATTATGAAAATTTGTGTTGTTGCCATCTTTAAAAATGAGAGTCACGTTCTGAAAGAGTGGTTAGAACATTATCTACGTGAAGGAGTTGACACTTTTTTATTGATTGACAATGATAGCTCTGATAATTACAAACCTATATTAGAACCTTTTTTGCGTTCCAGACAAGTATTCCTGAAAAAAAGCAAAAAAAAATATGCTCAGGTTGAACTCTATAATCGATGGTTACCAGAAGCCAAGAAGTTTGATTGGGTCATTGTGGTAGATATGGACGAGTTTATCTATGCGCGTAATGGATTCAAGACCATCAAAGAGTATCTAGAAACCGTCAATAAAGATATTTATAAAATTGAAATTCCATGGAAATTATTTGGCTCATCTGGATTTAAGAAACAACCCAATAGTGTGATACAGAATTTTATTCACCGAAAAAAATTTCCTAAATTTGGTACACATACCAATTTATCGGAACGTGTTATTTATATCAAAACAATTAGTCGGGGTTCACATCTCCAAAAGATTGATGTTCACAACTCTGTTGTCACGAATTTACACCAATCTTTTCCTGTTCGGGAAGTATCTAGTGATATACGATTGATACGAGAAATTGGTTTGGGGAATAGATCTTTTATAATAATGAATGAATCGTTCTTGAAAAAGCATTATTTGCATCTGAATCATTACAGGATTCAGTCTTGGGAATTTTATAAAAAAGTTAAAATGACGAGAGGGGATGGTGTAGCCAAAAGATTTAGTAATAATCGAACACGTAAATATTTTCAAATACATGACTACAAAGATATGAAGGATACAGAGTTAAAAGATAAAAAATACTAGGCTTAAGGCTACGACAAACTCAGCAAATACTTCAGTCGATTGACAATGCCCAATATTTCATCCCGCAAATTCAACAAGTCTGTATCATTTTTATCTATTATGTCCAATATTGTTATCCCACAATAATTCGTTTTATTGTGGATCACATACTTCTTGCAATTTTTATCCTTCACCCCAGATAAAAACCCAATTATAACATCCAAGTATTTGTCTAGATCATCCGCTTCAATTTGGTATATTTTCACGTCTTTTTCGTGGTTCTTCTTCGTGTATTCAATGCGCCCGTATTTTCCCTGCCATATTTCAATGAACTCATCCATTTTATCCATGAACTTGTCCAAGAATTTATCCAGCGCCTTGTGCGTGGAATATTTCTTCGCCCTCCAATGAGCAAAACGAAGACTGTTTTGTATTTGAAAAAATGACAGCATTACTGTTTCCGCTGGCTTCATACTCTCATATAGATTTAAATATGCAATCATTTTGGAAATTAAAAATTATTAAGTTAAAATGAATATCATTTTAACTCAATAATTTTTAATTAGCATAATATGTAAGCGTTTTGGAACTTAACACCTTTTGCCAATATTAGCACAATATGTAAACATCTGTTAGTATCTTTTTGCTATGCAGTGCCGAATATGGTATACGTTTTGGGGGGTAGTTAAAATGACTCTGTCATTTTAACTCCTGAGATTAAAAACTCTACAAGTTTTTAATATCTCAGCACCTTTTGCCACGCAGTGGCGAAAAGGGGCTGGGGTTTAGGATAGCCGCATAATAATCTTATTCACCGCGCCCCCTGGCATAGACTTCAATTTCTCCTCTTTCTTCCTATCTTTCTCAATCATATTCACGAGCTTTATATACACTTCATCGCTCGCATTCTTCGTCTTCTTGAATCTAAATTCATTGTGCAAAAAGCTAAACGTTTTCTCCGCCTCAGACATCGCCTTCATGTCATCCTTATATTCTTCATCACCAATAGCATAAATATCACCGAATCCGCGGATAATCTCCAGCTCAAATCCGTATTCCTTCAAAATCTCCTCCAAATACTCATAGTTCACTAAATATTCTTCATGAGGAATACCAATTGTATTAATATACATCTCAATTTTGTGCCCCAACATTGGCTTCTTTACATCCCATTTCATCGTCGCTGAATATTTCTTCTCGATTTTCCATAATATATCATCCCCTATTATCCCCTCAGCGGGCTTCTTCAGTCCCTTCAATAAATTAAACACGCGCCCCCCATCCATCGATGTCCCAATGAAATACCCCCCAATTTTCAAATTATCGCTCACATTCTGCAAGAATGTCCGGAGTTTAATCTCGTTCTCGAACAAATAATGAATGGCAAATTGCATGCTAACCACGTCAAACTGATTCTTTGATAGAACTACCTTCTTCAAGAGCCCCTTATTATATCCGTCCAAAGCCGCCTCGTAATCCGGAAATATAAGCTTTCCAGAATCACCCCAAATATAGGTCGTATTGGGTTTCGCCCCCTTGTGCGACATGTATGTCGTCCTGGCAATTTCCACACTTTCTTTGACGATCTCAATCCCAACAACGTCTTTTAATAATCCCAGCTTCCACTTCAAACTATCGCCGCCTGTCCCCGCCGCCAAATCCAGAAGTGACCCCTCCATTGTCCGCGACCTCTTTATAATCGCCGGGCATGCACTCATGATAAGTCTGTCCTTGACTACACGGTTATGAAAAATCTGGAATGGATATTTCTTCAGGCGCACAGCATTATTCTGCGCATAGTACAAATGGCTCAAATCCTCCTCCGGAACATTGCCATCCCTCATCTGCGTCTCCGTTATTCCATTTGTCAGCGCATTCCACACGTGATTTCCGTAGTTTTCTGTCATCAACACTTCCGAGTGTCCCTCACGAAACATCCTGGTTTTCAAATGGTTTATGCCAATCGGAGTCCATTTGAACAGTTCCGTGTGTTCCCCGTAGATCCTTTGATACACAAATTCCACCACTGAGTTGTCCTCTATTTCCTCAGTCACTTCCGTCAAAATATTATGGGCGACTACTTTTCCTGCCCCACTCAATGGTATATTAGCAATATTAATGTCTGCACCAGGGTCAGTCCCCCTTGGTAAGAAGTCCACAATTGTCACTATCTTCTTGTTCTGTTCACCGCCTAATTCACGAATACCCCCCACAAACAACTGCAAGGATTTATATTGGATAATTTTGCCCTCCAAATCTTTCCCCCGAGCCGGCAATTGGAATGGACTGACCTTGTCTTCTTGTTCATTCTTCACAAATCTAACCAAAAATTCCGCCCTCCTGAAATCAGGATATGTCCACTTCATATATTCATGCCAGCGCCCACCATTGTTCGGATAGGGCTGGGTCATCGGCAAAAATAGCAGCCCATTCGCCACGAAATCCTGCACCTTTATTTTATCGAACAGTTCCCCCAAATTATCCTCAAAAATGGGTCCGCTCCCAAACAAATATTTCGCCCCAATAATCTTCGTCGCCTCGTCCTTCAATTCCGCGTCAACATACTTGCTCGACTGGACACCCTCCCTGAAAAATTGCATCAAATAATCGTAGCGGTTCTTCTCCCTTGCGCCGCCCCCGCTAGGATTATGAAACATATTTTTCCGGACATCATTTCCCTTGTAGAATAGCATGTCTGTTATATAGAACACATTGTTCATCTTATTATGATAGCCCACGGCGAGAGTATTGTAGAAACCGTCCACTTTTCGCCCTGTGTTGATGAATTTACCATCTTCAGTTATCATAAATATATTGCCATCAATGCCACCACTAAAATGCTCTGATATAAATAAATAGCACCGGTCTCCATCCACATTATAGCAAACACCGTAATTTTCGCGAACATAGGATATATTCCCCTTCTTGTGAAAATTCCGCCGCAATATTTCTACTGGTTCCACAAATGTCAGTTTGTCCGTTTTCACTAATTTCTTATACAATTTATCCAAATTCACCTGGTCATCGACAGTTAATACAAAGTTCGATTGCTGGAGCTCCTCAAATAACCAACGCAAATATTTGACGAAATAATCCATAAATTCGGGATCATCGTATTTTGGATCCCTAACCTCAATTTCCAGGTAGAACTCCGGTTGCGCCCCAATGCAGGCACTATCGCGGAAATTTTTGTCGGTTTCCACCTTCTTCTCTTCTATTAGATTCGTGGTAAACTCCCATTTTGGCTCCTTGAATTTATATATATTCAATATTTGATACACCTTTTTCCCACTCAAATCGACATCATCTTTCACCGCCTTTTCTTCCATAATTTGGATATCTATGCCGAATTTACTTATAGGCTTTTTATCAACTATGACCTCTTCGATTGCAGAATTTTCTGGAATGGTTCCAAATTGCCAATAACGCTTGACCTCATTTTTTCCCACAATGCGGCTCATTTTTTTCGCCTTCTCACTCTCCTGATTCCAAATATTCAGCGTTGTAATCATTTCATAGGGCACATTACGTCCACCATTTTTCTCATTGAAAATAAAACGCTCCAATATTTTGGTGTATAAACTGCGGGATAATCCATATATTTTTCTGTCAAATACGATCCTTACCCGCTGTTTATCCCCCAATTTCTTGAAAATAGTCAAGAATTCTGAATTATTTATTTCCATTATTATAATATAAAAAGACTTAAATTTTAAGTCTTTTTAAAATCAATTTTTTCGTCTTTTCCTTTTTAGGTGGTAGTTGTCTCGAAAATCTTTGATGTGACTAAATACGGGTCACAATTACTCGCTGGACGCCTGTCCTCGAAATATCCTCGACCATCTTCCACCGTTTTGTTCCCAATGCGAACACTGCAGCCCCTATTCGCTTTACCATAAGTAAACCTCTTATATGATGATGTCTCGTGCAACCCTGTCATTCGTTTATCATTGTCCGCCCCATAGACTTTCATGTGGGCATCATGGTTGTCCTCCAATTTTTTAATCGCGTCGTATATAAATTCAATTCCTTTCTTCCCCTCTCGCCCTTCTCGCATCTCATTCGTGCTGTAATTGCAATGGCAGCCACTTCCATTAATTCCCTGCAATGGTTTGGGGTGATACTCTATATAAATTTCCCCGCCGAAATCTTCAGTTATTCTCTCCAATAAATACCTCGCCATCCAAAGATGGTCCCCAGCCTCTATCCCCACTGCGGGTCCAATTTGGAATTCCCATTGACCAGGGGCTACTTCGGCGTTAATGCCACTTATTTTTAGCCCGGCATAAATACAAGCGTCCAAATGGGCATCCACTATTTTTCGCCCGAATGCATTTCGACTGCCAACACTGCAATAATACTGACCCTGAACTATTGACTCTTTATATTCTCCATAGGGCTTACCAGTGGCGCGGTCCATCAAAAAATATTCCTGCTCCAGCCCATACCATGGTTCCAATTCCAATTTTTTGTCAAATATGAGCTTCGCACCATATCTATGATTTGTCGGATGAGGCTGTCTATTGGGCAAATATGTATCGCAAAAAATGATTACATTGTTGCCCTTGCGGAATGGACATTTATACACTGAATGGGGTTTTATAATAACTTCACTATCACTGCCTGATGCCTGACCAGTGGAACTACCATCGTAGTTCCATTCAGGAAAATCAGCCAATTTGACATCATTCCCTTCTAATACCATTACTTTACTTCGTAATTCCATATTTCCGCCAATCCAAACATAATCTGCTAATATTTTACTCATACACTAGAATACAAAAAAATATACCTATTTACCCAAAATGTCTTCGCGAATCTCTTCAATTGTTTTATTCAACATCTTTCCTGTTTTCTCGGATTTCTTTTGAATTGGAATGTCACGTTGGATAGCGAGATCTTGGATTTCTTTTAAAGTAATTTTCTTTGGAATGAATATTTTGCGGGGCAGTTCGGGGTCTTCCTTGGGGTCTTCCTTGGGGTCTTCCTTGGGGTCTTCCTGTTTTTTGATAATTATTTCGGGCTCCTTTTGAGAATCCTTCTTTTTGGAAACTTTCTTTTTCTCAGGGACCTTCTCTGGGACCTTCTCAGAGATCTTCTCTAGGACCTTCTCTGGGACCTTCTCAGAGACCTTCTCTGGGACCTTCTCAGAGACCTTCTCAGAGACCTTTTCAGAGACCTTTTCAGAGACCTTCTCAGAGACCTTCTCCGGTTCAGGCTCTTCATCTACTTCAGGAATAGAGATTTCAACATCATCCGGCAAATCTACCGAAAAATCAAAAATCCCACTTGCATTTTGCTTAATAATAGAATAGTATTTGTCTTCCAATCGAAGCAGAAAGCAAGAAATATTTTTATCTAAATATTCTTCGTTCTTTTCCGTTTTTCTCCACATTAATGGAACAAATCCTTTCCGGGATATTTCCATATTTCTGCCAAATTTTTCCTGTTTAGTCTTCGAAATTTCATAGACTGTCAGCGAAAAATAGTCAACAATTACTTGCTTCAACTTTTCATCATTATCCAAATCATCAGCATTAATGAATTTTTCGCGAATTTCTTTCCTTAATCTAGCATATCCCATATCTTTATACAAAGCATTCTTCTCCATGTCATAGCCAATTTGGCGGTGTAGATCGCTGCAGAAGGTGAGCTTTGTTTTCAAATCGAAAAAGCGGTATTCCGGCATAAGTGAATTTAGAATAGCGCTTGTGAAAGTGTTTTTGGGAATTAGTTTTTCAGATATATACTGGAGTTGGGGGGATTCCACCCCAAATCTAACCCATTCCGGCAAATCAATGAATTGTTTGCCAATCATACTGAATTTTGCGTCCAGAATATACTTTCCATAAATATGCCCGGATTCAAATTGTTTTTCAGGGATGTGAAATGCATACTCCTTTTCACGATATTTTGAATCGTGGTTTAAAAACTTGTGTAATTTGTCTATTTCGATCATCTGATTATAGTTTGTTATCTTATAAGTTTTAAGTCGAAAAAGATTCACTTTTTGGGGGCGGGGGGAAATAGCTTCCTTCTAACAATTTGACTAGAAACTCGATTTACAAGCGTTCTCGAAAGCAACTGATCCTTATGGCTGTGTGTCTTCTCATTTGATGAAACAAGACGATAAAGAAGTCTCATAAACATTGACAAAGCTAACAGCTTATTCCGAGTGGAAACATTCTTAAATCCTGGGTAGATCCTTTCCCGAGAATTTGGGAATTTAACAAATTGCATCAAATCTTTATCGGAAATGTCACACTTCATTCCGGTATTTTTCAGCTGTTTTGAAACCGGATAAGAATTCGCGGTTCTCCTGAAAAAGCCATCAAAATCAGAAAGTGGAAGATACCTGTGATCTTTCAAAGTTGAATTCTGAATCATTCTCAAGAAATTGAGATATGATAAGCCCTCAAACACTGTCTTGCCAAACATCTTGCATGCATCACGAAAATTTTGCACAGAGATGAACATGTTGTCAATATTCATATTAGCACGCAAAACTGCATTCTCAACTAATTTCGTAATATCATTGAATGATGGTGCATTTCTGCGGTTTCTTTGACAATTCTTGCATCCTGGCTCCGTATTTCTGCAGCTGCAATAATAACTTACTCTGGGACAGAAGTCATTTCGGGATATTTGTATGTCAAACGTACAATTCTGTCTCGTTAGATCATTGACGAGTATATCTTCATACGGTGGAACCCAGTTTTTAGGGTCATAAACAAAATGAGAACGAGTTG